ATTTAATAAATTAGCTTGACAGTCCTCCTTGTTTATGGTATAATGATACTATAAATTAAAGGAGGAATTTTTTTATGTCTAATGAAATTAAAGAGGGTAAAATAATAGTAAAAGAAAAATTTGAAACATTAAAAGGAATGTATGAAGAGTCACTAAAAAATAACCAAGATATAGTTACACCTTCAACAATATACACGGATAAAAAGGAAAAAACAAGGGACTTAATACGATTAGTTAAATTATTTGATGGTTATAATGATGGTAAAAGTATAGGAGATACAGTAGCTTACGTATGTGAAAACAAGGAAATTATTAAAGATATTAAGAGTAATCCTAGAAATAAAGGTTTAATACACTTAAGAACAGTAAACCAAGTAATAAATAACTATGCATTAGATGGACTAGATTTACAATCAATAATAATAGATAATATCTCGTATGAAGACTATAAGAAAATATCAAGTATGTATGATGGAATATGTAATGTGTTTGGTATTTTTAAGGAGGAAAAATAATGACAAATGAAATTAAAGAATTGAAAGTATACCTAGGAGGAGACTTACTTTCAGTACCAATGCAAGATTATAGAGCTAAACAGAGGGATGAGATTGATGGTATTGTAGGAATTAAATGTTACTCTCCTTCAGATGATAAATCAATCAATGATAAGTCTAACGCAGTTCAAGAAGGATTAGCAGAACGTATTCTTAGAAATGATTACAACGCTATGATGGAGTGTGATGTATTTACTTTTGATATTTTAAACCACGCTACAGGAACTATCAGTGAGTTATCTATTTTATTAGGAATGAAACGTGAAGCAGAGAAATTATTAGATTTTGATTTAACACCAGAATTACTTAATTATGTTGAAGATATCCTAAGAAAGCCGGTATTTATATATTCAAGTGATATTAGAGAAGGTAATGGTCATACTTATGCTGACCCTTATAGAACAGAAGTATCATTTAATCAATTCTTATATGGTGTAATACTAGAAATTACAGATGGGAAAGGTTTCATGTCTTGGGAAGAAGTTATTAAAGAGCTTGAAGAGCTTGGTGGAGGTATCTAGTTAATATGGAATTTTTTAAGATTATCCTTAATTTACCAGAAATATTAAGTTCTTTATATGCTATATTAATGATAGTAGGTTACATTCCAGGATTAATAGCACTAGTCAAGTCTAAGGACTTGACTGGTGTAGGTAAGTATTTTTGGTTTTTTATTGTACTTACTGTAGGTATTAGTTTTTATAACTTGATTAACACAGAGGCTAATATATTTCAGGTATACGCAGTAGGTATTAATCTATTATTAGGGATAGTGTGTTTAGGTATATATTTAATTAAGTCAAGAAGATATAGTATTGTTATACGAGATTTATCAGTGTTTTTGATTGTTCTCATAATACTAACTTACCTATACGCAGATAAACCACATATTACTCAAACAGTTGCCTCTATTTCTATTGTACTTGCTTATATTGGTCAAATAGGTAATTATTATAAAAGTAAGACCTCAGCAGGGACAAGTAGATGGCTTTTCCTAATCATGGGTACTGGATTAATGTGCTTAATAACAAGTATGACATTAACACATACCTACCCTCATATTATCGCAACAGAAGCATTCAATTTTGTTCTTATCATGGTATGTTACCTACAGGCAAACTACTATGAGAGAGGGTTAAAATATGAGAAAGATTCTAAACTTGGAAAGAGTTCATAATAGATTCTATCATAGAGTGAAATCAGGAGACACCTTATGGACAATTAGTAAAAAATATGATGTAAGTGTAGAACGTCTTCAAGAGCTTAACAACATTAAGTCTGTAGGTGTAAGTGACCTAGACAAAGTGTTGGTGTTCAAAGATTACTTAACGCATGAGGTTAGAGAAGATGAAACACTAGACTCTATTAGTAAACATTATGGTGTTAGCAAAGAGTTACTAAAGAAGTATAATGGATTGACATCTGAGAAATTACACGAAGGTCAATACATTATTATAAAATATTAAGGAGTGTTAAGGTATGAGTGAAGTTGTAAAATCTGATACGATTATAACAAATGATGAGGTTATATTTTTAGATAATACAGAAAATAAGTATGTTAGTGAAGTAGATGAGTTTAATAATCCGATATCTTTTACAAAGGACTTTGAGGATGCCTTGGCAATGCCTAATACATTAAACTTTAGGAATTCTAGAAAGTATGTTACACTTATTGAAAGAAGTAATATTACACCTGTTAATAGAATCAAAAGAACAACACAAGATATAACGTTAGAAGAACTTTAAAAAGTTCTTCTTTTTTTGTTGACAATTATTTGTAACCATGGTATAATAGGTTTATAAATTAAAAAGAGTAATTTAAGGAGGTAAGATAAATGAAACCGGTTATTATTTTTTCAATTGAAGATGCTAAAGTGTTAAAAGAACATTTAAGTAAGAGCAAGATGGATAAAGAAGTAGAGGAAATTTATAAAGATTTAAAAAAACAAATAAAACTTGCAGAGATTTAACTTGACTTCGGTTAGTTGATATGTTATACTTACTGTGTAAGGGAAGTAAGGAGGTAAGATATACCATGCCAGAATTATTAAATGAAGATGTCACTATCACAATAGAAGTCAAGGCTAATGCTGATGTAGGATATATTGATGAATATGATATCACTAATAACTTACGTGAACTAGTCGAAGATAACTTGAATGTAGAAAGTTATTCAGATGGTTTAAGACTTAAAGATGTAAATGTTAAAGATATATATTAAAAGGAGATTTAAACTTATGGAAAAATTGAATGTTATGTTATTAAATGAGAAAGCCAAGGTACCTAACAGAGCTAACCCTACGGATTCAGGTTTAGACCTATATGCTACAGAGCGTATTGAAATTGAGCCTCATAGTAGTGCTATTGTACCTACAGGTATTGCTATTGATTTACCCTTAGGCGTAGAGGCTCAGGTAAGACCTAAGTCAGGTATTACAAGTAAAACAGGAGTTAGGGTGCAGTTAGGAACAGTTGACCAAGCCTATAGAGGGGAAATCGGTGTAATGGTAGATAATATCTACCCATTCAAAGCTGTAATTGAGAAAGGTAAGAAAATTGCACAGCTAGTTATAGTACCAGTTTTATACCCTGCAGTTAACGTAGTAGATAGCTTTGAAGGTGAAACAGACCGTGGAGAAAATGGTTTTGGTTCTACAGGTCTTGACTAAGGAAAATTGTTATATTAAGGAGCGTATAAGATAATTATACATTCCATAATATCTTTTTCCTTTTCCTCCTTCACTTAAAGTGTAGGAGGTTTTTTTATAATTAAAAGGAGGAATTATATGTTAAGTACAGAGGAATTTATTAAAAGTCAAGAGAAAGAAGAAACAGGTATTACAGCATTTAAACTAAACATTTTGAATTCATGTAATAAGATAATAGAGGACACACCATTTATGGTTAAAAATGTTCCTCCAACAGAAGCTCAGATTCATAACTCATTAATAGCACTAGACACAAACATAAGAATGCTAGAAAAATATTATGGTGTAGAGTCTAAGATTGAGATACCTAAGCACTATGCGGGCTCACAGGATGTTATATCTTTCTTAGAGGACAGAGTAACTGTAATAGGATTTATGTCTTCTATGATATTTAACATTGTGAAATATACTGTAAGATTAGGTAGAAAAGATGATGAAGCTAAAGAAGTAGAAAAAATTAGAATCTACTTTACACGTATGAAGAATTATATAGAGACAGGGTACAGTTTACATGATTAGCAATTTAGAACTAATCTGTAAACACTTCTTTAACAATACGGACATAGATGTTGTTAACCATAACTTAACGCATCATGCTACCTTAGAAGGTACAGAGAACATATATGTAGCTAACATTGTTTATAATGGTATGATTATAAGGGTTGATGTGGATATAATAGAAATGGCTAATAACTGTGTATCAATTTCAGATTGTAATGAGTACTTAAATATGGCTTGTAATAATGCTATATTTAAGTACCAATTATCTGAGTTTAAACTAACAGAGGAGGAAATTGAAGATGAAACTATTTACTAGTTTAGCTTTATTTACTTTAGGTCTAGTAATGATTTGTAAGATTTATATAAATGCATCTATACCTGATACAGTAGAAGCTCCGAAGGACTATGAAGAATGATAGTTTTTAATATTATCCTAGCGATAGTTATTCTGTACTTAACATGTTTACTGTTTGGAGCAGGAGCAAACATCACCTATTTAGGAACTTCATACCTACGTGATGGGGAAACTATAAGAGGATGGATTGTAATTATATCAGGAGTAGTACTGATTTTAACATTATTTTTTATCACAATATATGGAGGAATATTATGGAAGAGTTTGTAGATTTTACAGAAGTTGGATTGGATATGAAAGTAGAGGTTTATGATGCATCAGGTAAAAAAGTAGATACAGGTATAGTAGCAGAAGTTTATGACGATGGACAGCTTGTTGTTTATATTTACTCTACTGAGAAAGGGACATTTGAAGTATACCTAGAAGACCAAGATTATAATATAAAAATATTAGACAGATATTCTAAAAGTGCAGAGACAGCTATTAAGCAAGAGTACGTAACAGTCTTATTTAAGGAATTTAAAAAGCATAAATACTTAATGGAAACTAGTATTAATCACTATGAGAAGGAAAGAGCTAATTTAGATAAGTCACTTAGAGCCATTAACGGGTTATCTGCTCAACAGCGTAAATATGTAGAGAAGATTAAAGATATAGAAGAAGAATTAAGTTACTATGGTAGGATGGTTGATTTTTACCCTGAACCAAAACAACAGGAAGACAAAATATTAGTAGATAAGAATGAATTTTTTACATTACAAAGAGAAAATGAAGAGTTGCTAAATAAATTACAAAAAATGGATGATGTTAATGGAAAAGAACAAACACAATGTAAATGTAACCGATGTCAATGCCAGATTAGAGATTGAAAAGCATAAAACAGCTTCTATAGAAAATATGGAGAAGTGGCAAGAAAGTGAACAAAGGTGGAAAGAGCTTAAAGAATTTGTTAAACTTAAGAGAACTATAAACCCATCTAACGCTCAGTATTTAAAGGTCATGAACTATATAGAACATCTTGAGAGTGAAGGTACTGATTAATTTCAGTACCTTTTATGATATATTATATAGTGACTAAATGTAAAGAACAGGAACACAAGGGCAATATATAAGTTTATCAGGAATTTCATTCTATGCAGGAAATTAACACCTAATTAATTTTAGGTGTTTTTTTATATTCTAGTTGACACCTATAATCACATATGGTATAATATTATTAACAACTTAAAGAAAAGGTGATTAATATGTTTTCATTCTTTAAGAACTTTAGACCTACATTTATGTATAAGGATATAGATAATCGTTATTCTAAAGTTAAAGAACAATTTAACAAGTCAGACAGAGAAAAACTACAATCAGATTGGGAACAAGTAGGTAAGGATATGAAAAAGGTTATAAAAGGGGACTATAAATAATGGCTATATACGTGGTACCAGATATTCACGGTGAATACAACAAACTACTAAACGTAATGGAAAAAATTAATAAAGTAAGGAAACCTAATGAAACAATTATATTCTTAGGGGACTATATAGACCGAGGTAAAAGGTCTAAAGAAGTAGTAAACTACATGTTCGATATTATGTCTAATGATGATAATGTAGTGGCTTTATTAGGTAATCATGATGATGTTTTTTATAGAATTATGGAAAGTTCGGATAGGTTAGAGTCCCACCATATAGATTGGCTATCAAGATACTGTATAGAAACTCTTAATTCTTATGGTGCAAGTACTGTATCTTTAAAATATGAGAGTGTAATTGATAACCTTAAGTACAATTTAGACTTTATTAAAGAAGAAATTAACAAGATTAAACAATCAGATGATTATCGTAAGTTTAAATTACTAATGGTAAATTGTAGAAAGTATTATAAAGAAGGTAAGTACATTTTTTCACATTCAGGTGGTGTAAGCTACAAGACTGTGGAAGAACAGTCACTAGATGAATTATTATGGTCTAGAGACTTTAAACCTAGAAATGATGATTACATTTATGTGTGTGGTCATACACCTACGGGTAGTGGAGAAGTCGAAAAGAATGGAAGTAAGCTAATGTGTGATGTAGGAGTAGTATTTAGAGATATTGAAATACCACTTATTAAACTAGAGGAGGATACTTATGGACTTCCAAGAATATATTAAGCAAGAGAAATTAAGAATTAATAAGATAACACCTAAGCAAAAAGAATACATTTTATCTAGTCATTATTACTTAGACAGGTTAGGAATAGATAAGAAAGATATTGAGTTAGATTTAATAGATAGAGAAAAAGCTAATGCAATTATAGATGATATACATGAGATGAGAGAAGAGGACTTATGGGAAGCCTATACACATGATTGGTAGTATTATATTAAGTATAGACTAAATAGAAAAGAGGTCTTTATTGTGAATAAGAAGGATATGCTTAATTTATTAGACCACCTCATAACTCAGTCCCGGTACTGGCATTTAGAGTTTGCTAAAAAAAATATAATACAGTCTGAATATGAAAAGATAGAAAGTTACAGAGATAAGTTTGATAGAGACCTCTTAAAGAAAGGAGAGGACATTATTAACGGTATAGAAACGGAAAGTAATATTGAGAACATTACTATATTTCTTAAAGGGTATAAGATTCTTTTAACTAAGAATGATTATACAACACACCAATTAAGGCAGATACTAGAGTCCCTAAAAGCAGGTCATAGTGTAGATGACCAAAATAGCAGTAAGAAGATATATATTAATAAGGACAATATCGTAGGCTTTGATGTAACATATGAAAGTGAATACAAAAATAAGTTTCATAAGGAGTAATTATAATGGTACCAGAAGTAGATTTTTTAGAGCTAATAGAACGAGTTAAGAATAATGATGAAGAACTTAATACTAAACCTTTACATGAAGGTAACTATGATTATTCATTTGTAAAGGATGGAACGTACTATCATTTTGAAAGTGATGGTTGGCATTGGAAGTGGGAGTATTACCCAACTGACGGTGAAGATACTATCTAAGGGTACACTATAAGAAAAAACTTTTAACACCTAATTAACTTTAGGTGTTTTTTTTGTTGACAATAGTTATTTACTATGGTATAATACATATATATAATAACTAAAGGAAGAGGTATTTAAATGAGTGAATATGAGTTTATAAAAAGACTAGAGGACTTAAAACTTAATTTTAGAGTATCTGATTCTGAAATAGACATTTATGATGTTAAAGACAAGAGAGTACTTATAACAGTTAGTAGAGATTCTCTTATAGAATTTCAAGTACACCACGGTTTTCGTGAAGAGTATTGGGATAGTAAAGAAGGAGAACAACTATTACTATTAGTAATAGATTATGCTTATACAGTTCCATATGATAGGGGTAGTATTGACATTAACTACCTAGTAAGGTATAATTAAAAAAAAGGGGGTATTTAGTACAATGTTAAGTACATTTAATAATTTTAAAAATAAACTAAGTAAGAAGGGTGTAAACAAATTTATGCCTCATGAGTTCTCTAACTATTCCAACACAGGCAATGACGATACTTTTCAGTTTCTAATATTACTTGTAGAGAGAGGTGACTTATTACTAAGGTTTAAAACAAAGTGCTCTAGGTGTAGTAACTATAAAGTATTAGCTGATGAGAATAAAACTAATGGTAGAGAATATGTTAATCTATACTGTGAATGTGACAAATGCCATAGAAAAACTAAAATGACTAAAAAGAATGTATATCCATTCTTTGAAATAAAATAATTATCTTGACAAATATTAAAAGTAATAGTATAATACATGTATAGATAAATAAGGAGGATAATAAAAATG